AACGAAACAACCGTATAATTCCCAAGTCTCAAGTACGTTTGGTGCACTAGCGCCGTTTCCGCCATCTAATACTTCACAACGTGTAACGAATTTGTAATCAATACCCGATGCTGCACTTGATTGTTCCATCATATCAAACTGCTTTTGTGTTTGCTCACCAACTAGTTTTGCAACTTGTCCCGATGCATCATCACGCAGATTAACTGTTGCTGTTTCCCATTCATGCTTACCTTGGATATATACTTTACTGTTATAGATATCAATCGGAATTGGCTCAAATGTTACACTTGGACGAGTAAAATCAATTACTTGTTTTGTTAATTCGCTACGTGGAGTTGAAACACCAAAGTTTTCAAAACTTATACGGAAACGATATTTTAATTTTGGCATTAACAGACCTTGAGCTGATGCGGACTGATCCGATGCTAAAGGTACTGTAAATTTGCTTAATGAACTTACTGACATATTTTTTGCTCCTACTTATTAGTATTTAGTCAATGTTGTTACTGCTAATTCATACATCACAAGCTCTAGATAGAGCCTGTGTTTTGTATGCGAACTGGAATATAAATGTATTCAACTGCCTTAACAGGTTCAACTGCAATATCAATATACAATTCGTTACGATCAATTCTATCGTTTGTGTTGTTTGATTCATCACAAACTACTAGGTAATCATATAAGCCTCTTTTTGCAACTAAGTCATTCATTAACTGTTCAACTACTTGTTTGACTTCATCTCTTGTTAACTTGTCATTTGGCTCAAATACAAACGGCTTAGTAATAACTGCTAATCTTTCACGTACATAAGCAACTAAACGTGCTACGTTAATACGATCTAATGCACTTGCAGTTGCTGTGCGTGTTTTGTTACCATAGTTAAGTATTCCATTACCTGGAAAGAATGATATCGGGTTAATACTGTTACTGTACAATGTATCACGTAAACTTTCACGTACACCTGTTGGAGTAAACTCACCTGTTACAGTATCTAAGTAACCAAGTCCTGTAGCATTGTCAACTATACCACGTCTTACACCTGCTGGTGCAAACCATGGAAAACTTGCTTCATCTGAACGTATTAATGTTCTTAAAAGCATATGACTTGCTGGAACCATAATACTGTTTCCATCTAAGTCAGTTGAAATACCACTTGGATAAAATACACCCATATACGTATCTGCACTAACTAGTCCGTCATCACCATTATCTGATGCTAAGTTACTGTTTAATGCCCAGTTTTGAATATCAGTACTGTTTGCCGCTAATCTCATAGGAGCGTCAGCAACAATAAAGCCTGTGTTACGTCTATCGTTATTTAATGCAATCAAGTTTGCCATTAGCTCTGGATAACCTGGTGCTGATAATACGTTAAAGTTTCTTTGATCTTCACGTAACTCACCACTTGTATCAACTACTGATTTTAGTTTTTCTACAATAACTGCACGAACTGCGTTTCTGCCCATATAAGGTGAACCATCAGTTTTGTTACCTGCAGTACTTACCCATGCATCTGCTTCGTTTGGTAATACTTTACCCGGAAACGCATCTGCATTAAAGTGATCTTTTCTAAACTCTTTAATGTTGTAACTACTACGTCTTGTGTTAAACAATAGTGTACCACGTGGATAAAGCGACTTGCTTGGTGCGTCTAAATCAACTACGTCACTTGTTAACAATGTTTTAATTGTTGCTACTGTGCCTGTTACAACATCTGTTGTTGTATCGCCCATGTAACGTGCATCAGCAAATAAGATACCATCACTACTTGTTTGATCACTCTTATCAATTACTACCCACTTCTGCTCGCCGTCAACAGTTTGATAACGTTTTAAAAACGGAAAGTTTTCTAAGTCACTTGTGTCAACCCATAAATCACCATTAACTAGTGCGGATGCATCTGACTGTTGTGTCGGAGCACTTGCACTTATAAAAGGTCCATTTGGATTAGTTTGACTTAAATCAAATCCTCTTGCATCAACTGTTACGCCTTGGTAACCTTTCCAGGTTGTACCGTTATGAATCATAATGTCAATTTCATTAGTAACATTTTGATACCACATACGTTTATTTGCTGGGTTTGCAGTAGGTTGTGTTGCACCAACAACATATACCAACGGTTGGAAATTACTTAAAATAATTTCTCCTGTTGTTAGGTCATCTCTTGCATATGTATTTGTATTTGTAAGTCCTGCATCTGCAATCGGTGTACCTGTTGTTTCGTCTAATTTAACAAAACCACCTAAACTATGTGTAATAGTAATTGCACCAGTTGCTTCTAACTTAGCAGTAACGTATGTTATTCCTGCCGCATTAAAGTCATTTACAAATAACTCTTTAGTTGCTCCACTTAATACAATATTTGTAGATGTTGTTGCTACTGTATTCTTACCAGAGGATATAACTGTAAATGCGTCAGATGCAGTAAATGTAGGAGCAACTAAGTTACCTGTGGCAACTGTTTCACCTTTTATTTTACGCTCGTATAACTTGTAAGTCATTTCGCCTGTTGTTGTAGATTCTGCCATTGCAATTACTTTGCCTTTTGCAATGTTTAAACCACCGCCAATTGCATCAACATCATACATTGCAGCTTCTTCTGCCTTGTATAACTTAACTGCTTTGTCTGCAAATAAATCTGTTATTGAACTGTATGCACTAACATCAATGTCTGCGCCTGTGTTTGAACTTGTTGTTTTAATCCAAATACTACCAGTTGGTCTTGATGCAGTATCACCGTTACGCCATTCTGGAATTGCAGTGTGTGGATCAATTTGAACTGCTGGAATATAAAATGTTCCTGCTGATATACCAAGATCAGTTAATATCGTACCACTTCCTGAAATTATAATTCTTCCACTTGCAGTAGATGAAGTTCCAAACAAACGAACGTTTCCTGCAGTACTTAACGCGGCAGTAACACCTGTTACTGCGGCTGCATTAATGTCTGCAACTACTTGTGCGGCAGTTGTACTTGTCATTGAGACTGCATTGCCGTTAACTGTAAGAATGTTTCCTACTGTAACTGTTGGGTTTGTCACTGTACCTTGTAAAGTTGACCATGTGTTGTACCATGAATCAACACCAACAACTTGCCAACCTGCACTTGTTTTTAAGAACAGTTTGTTGTTTGTTGTTGTTGCATCAATCGCATAATCAGCTGTTGATCCAATTTGTGCTTTTGGTACACCACCTGAAACATCTGTTGTAGCTGTAATTACAATTGGAACTTTATTAGTGAATGTCTGTGTACTTGAGGACCATTGAAAAATGCCCCATTTACTTTTGGTAGAGTTTAACCAGTGTGTTCCGTTAGCCGGATCACCTGCAGGACGTCCTGCACTTCCTGTTAACTCGCCTAAATCAATATCTGCACGAACAACGTATGCTCTGTTGCTTACGCCTAGTAAACTGTACGCAGCCATTAAGCCATGCTCGTTTAATTCGTAACCATGTAAAGCCGTTCCGCCTGTGCTTTGGTAATATGAAGGTTCTCCAAAAGTTGTTACCAACTCTCTTTGTGAACCAATTAAATATGCTTTTTCAGCATTTGCTTTTGTAGTTCCACTGGCTGTTCCGCCTGTGGTTGGATCTTTCTTGTCTTGGGCTGATGCTATCACTAACATTGGTACTGTACCAACCGCGGTACTTGCGTACTGTGATTCATCTATAACCTTGACCTCGATACCGGGTGAAATAAGTGCCATTCTATACCTCGCGAATACTATAATATTTTTGTACTTGTATTTATACTTTTGTAGTCAAAACACGTCTATTAGACTCAGATACCACGGACCCTTTAAAGGGCGCCGGTAAATATTTATATGGAAAACAGACCTATATGTACTAAATGCAAGAAGAAGTTTGCTGCCTTTAACTACCGAAAAGGGGAAAAGGTGTACTATCGTAAAAAGTGCGATAGTTGCAATCGTAAACATAAAGCAGACAGTAAAAAAAGCCCATGGGCAAAAGCAGGTTATCAAAAGAAAACCCACTGTGAAAAATGTGGGTTCAAAAGTAAGTATTACGACCAAGTAGAAGTATACTATGTAGATGGTAATATGATAAACATTAGGCATACTAATCTTAAGTCAGTATGTTTAAACTGTTTAACAGAATTAGGACATGAAGGCTGGAATACTAAGCAAGGTGATTTAGTACCTGATTTTTAAGATCTTCGATAGTTCCGTTATTATATAATATTGAATCAAATTTATCATTAGTATCAATCCATTTCCATTCACTAGGATGAATATCATACTTTGACATTAAATTGTTGTCTGTTTGGTTATCTAGTATTGCACTACTAAACCATTCAGGATCTGTACCTCGTTTAACTTGCCAAACTTTTCCACCTAAATCTCTTATAACATCTTGTTCATTGCGGAATCTTACATCAGGTATTACAAAGTCTTTATCAGGATTTTGTACTAGTTTTTGCTTGACTAAACTTACCCATATTCCATCAAAGAATCCACTTCGCATACAATCAGTACCAAACAACTGAAGTACAAGTCTAGGAGTAATATCTTTTCCTGTTTCATTAGTCCAAAACGGGTCTGGCTTTTCTCTCCATTCTCTACTTTCGTTAGTATCACCTTCGAGCATATCTCTGTTCCAGCCAAATACGGTTGCAACACCATCCTTTAGTTTATCAGCAAAACTAATTTTTTGAAATCCGTGATCTTGGACTAGCATATCAGCAGCCGTGCCTTTACCACTACCGATAAGGCCACATACTCCAATTATCATAAAGTACCTCTTTAGTAAATTTTAGGGTTAGCCCATGACCCACGTCATTGGCATTTGTCCATCAACTAGGTTGAGCAAGTCTGTCTCAAGTTTGTCAAGTTCTGTCTGTGCTTCTACTTTGAGTGCATCACCATTTAAACTTGTGCCACCTTGCGGACCGGCAATAGTTGCAAATTTGGAACGTGCTTCACCTAACATATACTTGCTTCTTGCTAAAGCATAATCGTATACCCATGGCTTACAACGTGTATCAGTTAACAATGCTGTATCAGGTCTAGTGTTATACATCCATAACATTACTGTTTCTCCATCAGAGCGAACATTTCTAATTATTGTTAACTTCTTAGTAACAGGATTAAAAGTAAAGTTAATATATGCTCCAAACATACGTCCGGCCATTTCTTGATACTGCTTGTAAAAATCGTAAGTAGCAAGGCCACCCATTTTTCCAGCAGTTAACATATATGTATTCATGTAACCTGCTTCAAAAGGCTCAAATACACTTCCTACATTACCTGTAGTACTACGAAAGACTTGTCTAACGTTCTCTACTTCATTTGGTAATGTGTACTCTGTCTGTCCTGTAACAAGAGCTAAAAACCCGTAACTTTCTTCAACTGCATTACTGCTTTTTTGACGATACACATCTAGTGCTTTCTGGAAAGCCATTTCATAGTGTGCTGCATCAAGTTCAACGTCAACCATGCCTCCACCGAGACTAAGTTCAATGTAATTAAAAAGTTTTTGTTTTTCAGTTGTTAAGTCAGACATGTGTAGTAATCCTTTTTATTAGTACTATTTAGTCACTTTTAAAAGTATTGTCTGATCATTAATACGTCCGTTTAGTTTAGTGTCAGTTGTTTTTATGCTGTCTATAAACTTTTTTACAAACACTTTGTTACCTTTACTAAAAGATGCCAACTGCTCTAACGGTTTCCTTAGTGTTTTTTGTACACTTAGTTTCTCATTAAAAAACAATATTGTAGTTCCTTTTACTTGCAACGTCGCATGTTCTTCTGCAACATATGTTCCTAACTTACGAGTTTTAACATTGTATACCCATAATTGTGTTGCTTCTAGTATATCTACTGGATTAACACTTGCAACTTTTAGCCCTGTATCTTCTTTTTGATACTTTAATCTTGCTACAATCTTATCTTTAGCAACTGGCTTTTTTGTTCTTGTTTGTGTTGCTTTCTGACTTGTAATAATCATATCACATGCTGATACTACTGCGTTATATATTTGTGCAATTTTCTTCTGTGACTTTGTGTCAAGATAACTGTATCCTTCAACTAGTTGATCATACATATCATCATCTTTTTTCTTTGGACCAATTAACTCATTATACTCTTGTGCTACTGGCTTAAAATACTCTCTAATAATACGAGCATGATTGCCTTTAACCTCAAGTCTTCTTAAAGACGAAACCGGATTGAATTCCTTTACGTTAAACTTTTGTATGTCATCAAGTGCAACGTCTATTTCTTCTTCAAGTTTTGTTGCATAAACCATACTTGCATTTTTTAACTTTTGCTGAATACTTAGTACAGGTGCAATATTCTTTATTTTTTCTTCTTTCTTAATTTCATCAGCTAATAAAGACCCTGCGGCAACTGCTTCATCAACTTTAGGCTTAAGATACTCTGTAATAGGTCGCATACTATTCATAGTTCCTGGACATGACTCCCAATACTCGTTATGTGGTTCATAGTAGTCAGGACATCCTGTTAACAATAACTTACTATAAATTGCAACTGTTGGACTAATTTGTCCTTTCTTTGCAGAAGAAATGTCTTTCCTACTGTATCCTTCGTGTTTCATCCATTCGTAAATGAAAGGAACAACATCACTTGATTTGTAATTTTGATAATAAAACTGTACTGCGTCTTGCCTCAACCTATGAAACTCGTATCCAGACAGTTTATCAAAGTCAACAAAACTAGGTCCTGTTAGTTTAGCACCTCTTTTAACTCTAGGTGCTCCTTTTACTACTTTCTTCTTAGGCTTTTTAATAAGTGATTTTGCAGATGCCATTTCATTCTCCTTTAAGTTATATTACTATAATACACTGTTTTGTTTGTATGTCAACCTTTATCTTTATATAAATATAGTATAACAAGGATTTGACATGCCCAGACTATCACTATGGAAGCCAGAACGCAACAAAGACTTTACGTTTTTTGACAATAGAATACGTGAAATGTTTACTATTGGCGGTACTGGTATTAATATACACAAGTACTTAGGTCCTGATACTGCTAACAATGACGGTACAGATTCAACTCAACCCAACTATGCTAGCCAAAGTGCAACAAACATACAAGACTTATTGTTCTTGGAAAACCGTGATCGTAAGTACGATTCTAGTATATACCAACTCAGAGGTATTTATAACGTAAGTGATATTGACTTCGATTTAACGCAATTTGGACTGTTTTTACAGAACGACACGCTTTTTATTAGTTTTCACATAAACGATATGATTAACTCTATTGGTAGAAAACTTATTAACGGAGATGTATTTGAGTTACCTCATTTACGAGACTTTTATCCACTAGATAGTGCATTGCCGGCAGCATTACGTCGATATTATGTAGTACAAGATGCTAGTAATAGCTCAGAAGGGTTTAGTCCAACGTGGTATCCGCATGTATGGCGTGTTAAATGTACACCATTAGTTGACAGCCAAGAATATAAAGATATCTTTGATGATACTGCAAAGAAAGCAGACGGTTCAGATGTTACTGGTACTGATAACAAGTTAAGAGATTTACTAAGTACATACAAGAAAGAACTTGAAATTAATACTGCTATTATTGCCGAAGCAGAAAAAGAAGTTCCTAAAAGCGGTTACGATACTGCTAAATTCTTTGTTGTTCCTACAGAGGCAGATGGAACTCCTGCAGATGCAGAAGAAACTGAAAGTGCGGATAACACTGGTTTGAAAGCCAGTAGCACGTTGGTAACAGCAGATGAGGTACCTACTACACCGTTGCATAACGGATATCAAGGACACTTAGTAGGCGACGGGTTAGCACCGAATGGATTTCCTGTTACGCCAGGTATAGCGTTTACTCATAACCCTAGTGTAGGTGACTATGTGCTAAGACTTGACTTTACACCAAATAGATTATTTAGATATGATGGTGCTAGATGGGTTAAAGTTGAAGATGCCGTTCGTACAAGTACAACAGGTGGACTTGGCACTACGCAAAAAGACCAGTTTATTGAAAATACTAAACAATATAAAGATGATGCAAATCAAACATTTAATAGTAGACAAACACTAAGTGATGCACTAAAACCAGAGGCAGATAGTTAATGGCTAGACAATTTTTTTACGATAACCAAATACGCAGATTCTTGCTACAATTTGTACGAATGTTTAGTAACTTCCAAATTGAAACAGGAGCTCCGGATGCATCTGGCATTAGAGATCTGCTTACAGTACCAGTTCGTTACGGAGATATGAGTCGTAATGCAGCCGCTATACTTAGAGAAAACAGTGAGAATAAAGTACTAGGTGCTCCGATGATGAGTTGCTATATCAGTAGTTTAAAGTATAGTAGAGAACGTGTGCAAGAACCAAACTTTGTTGATAAGTTACATGTTAGACAACGAAAGTATAACGCAAGTACTGAAACATATAGTCGCACTCAAAGTAATGCAATTACTGTTGAAAGACACATGCCAGTTCCTTATAATTTAACCATGAACTTGGATATATGGACTACTAATACTGAAATGAAGTTACAGTTGCTTGAGCAAATGCTGTGCTTGTTTAATCCGTCACTTGAGATACAGAGTACTGATAACTATGTTGACTGGACTAGTCTAAGTTTAGTTGAGTTAACTGATGTTAACTTTACTAGCAGAACAGTTCCGACAGGAACAGAAGATAGTATAGATGTTGCAACACTAACATTTGATATGCCAGTATGGTTAACAATGCCTGCTAAAGTTAAAAAGATGGGTGTCATACACAAGATTATTAACAGTATATACGACGGTAATGGAGATCTAGTAAGTTCTATAGGAAAAGATGACTTAGTGTTAGGACAACGATTAGTTGTTACACCGGGCCGTTACGGTACAATATTATTAAACGGACAAGCAGAGCTTGTTGATTATAGTATAGAGCCAACGTCTGATACTATACATACTAGTCAAATTCTTAAAGAGTCAGCAGGTAAACCAAAATGGAAATCAGTACTTGAACAATACGGTGCAGTTAATCCTGGTATTACACAGTTAAGATTTATACAACCAGACGATAGCGAAGTTATAGGAACAGTTGCATACCATCCAACTGATAGCCATGTACTATTAATAACTATTGATTCTGACACAATTCCTACTAACAGTTTAACTGCAATAGATGCAATTATTAAGCCTAGCACAGTTAACGTAGATACATTTGTTAAAAATACAAACTCAAGGTACTTAATACTTGAAGATATTAAAACTGCCGCAGGTAAAGATAGTTTAGATAATGACATTAGTTCTAGTTTTTGGCAAAGCACTGGTGGCGCTGACTTTAGTGCAAGTGCAAACGATATAATACAATGGGACGGGTCTCAATGGAGTGTATCTTTTGATAGTTCAGCTATATCAGTTATTAATTATGTAACAAATGCAACTACTAGCATACAGTACAAATGGACTGGTACTGCATGGTTAAAGAGCTTTGAAGGTGAATACAAGCCGCAAGATTGGCGAGTAGTTATCTAACCTATATCAAGTTCACTAATATAATCTCTATAATTTTTTAATTTTAAGTTTTTACACCATTTCCACGGATCTGGGCATATGTAGTCTGCATTAGGATGAACGTAGTGAAAAGTAGTGTCTAAATAAGCATCAAATATTCTTTTCATATTTGCTTCCCATTTAATACTGGTAACGTTCTCATCATTGTTTTTGTATGCGTTAGTGCCTGCGTACCGGTTATTGTTGTACCCTTCGGCTTGTTGGTTATCAAAGCCTATTAAATAGATATTTGCATGTTCGTGAAATGCTGCCAAGTATGTTGCTACTGCACCTGCGTTCATTGTATAATTTTGAGGTACTAAGTGAAACTTACCCGGGTACTTAACCATCAAAGCTGCACTACTGTAAACAATATTCTTACTACAGTAATCAGTTTGTACAATCTCTTCCATCATAACAGGAGTGTTACAAACTAAGAAGTCTGGACTAAAATCTCTGTATAGTGCGTTGCATCCATAAGATTGTAATTTTAAACTAGCGAATAACCCACCTTTGTGTTTTGCTAATAATCTTAAATCAAACTTTTCTCTACTGTCGCCATTACCAATAATAACTGCATTACCTCTGTGGTCGTTGTTATCAAGTGTAGCCGGTACCCATTCGCGTTCTTCTTCACGTTGTCCGTCTTTGATGATAGTAGAGTGAATAATAAACTCGCCTTCATATTCAGCGGCATAAAAAGGAAGTT